GGAAGCGCTTATTTTCGTGGTGTGCGAAACTTTCGGCCAACCGTGGCGTGCAGACCAGAGCATGAAAGATGTTGTCATTGGAAAAATGACGGTAGGGCAGATGTGTCTGCGGGCTATGCGGTCAGACTCTTTTGGAACAAACGATGTAGGGCGCTCATTGAGGGCGCTGGAAAACGAAGAACCGGAGCAAAAAGATGAACCTTGAAAGATTATTTATGCCGTATTTTGAAGCGGCTTTGGGCGATGCTGGTGAAGGCGGCGGTACGGAAGAAAAGCCCGCTGATGATTCAGAGCAGGGCGGCGAGTCTACTGCTAACGTCATCAATAGTGATGCGCCTGAATCGAAAGCAACTGGTGGTGAGGCAGAGGCACCGCAAAGCAACTGGCGCGACCCATTCCTGAAAGGATTTGAGGGCGATGATGCTGGCAAGGCGAAGCAATTACTTGACCGCTATACAACGCCTGAAGCGATGGCTAAAGCCTTCTTGCAGCAGCGCAACCTGATTGCGTCCGGCGACCATCTGAAGCGTCCCGGCGAAGGTGCCAGCGAAGATGATCTGAAAGAGTACCGCGAGCGCATGGGCGTTCCTGAAGAAGCGGGCAAATACTTCTCAGACCTTCCTGACGGTGTTGTTTTGGGCGATGAGGACAAGCAAGCCTTTGAGGGGCTGGCTGGCGTACTCCACGAGCATGATGTACCGGCTGAGGCGGCTACGGCCATTGCTCAGTGGTACAACGCCTATGGCGAGCAGGTACAGGCTGAGCAGAATCAGGTTGATGAGTCTCAGAAGGCTGAGGCGTATCACGAGCTGCGGACTGAGTACGGCAACGATTTCAAGGCAAACCTTCATGTGGTTGACGCGTACTTGTCGGGGCTGGGTGAAGAAACCAAGACTTCTTTGGTTAATGCCCGCCTGCCAGACGGCAGCGCGCTGTTTAACAATGTTGAAATGCTGAAGTTCTTTGCAGAGAAAGGCCGTGAGGCTAATCCTATTTCGGCAATCCTGCCCGGTGGCGGCGACCCGAAGGCAACGCTTACCGAGCGCAAGACTGAGCTTGAGTCTAAGATGTGGACTAAGGAATGGTTTGATGACCCTTCTCTGGCTGAGGAGCATCGCCGTATTCTTGACGCAGAGGCGCGGCAAGCCGCCGTTGGTAAGGGCTAGTAATTTAGCCTAAAAAATAGTTAAACTGCTTCTGTTCCACAAGCAAATATCACATATCAAGGAGCATTAAAATGACTATCCCACAAAACGGTGTGTCCATTCACGGGCGCAAAATGCAGTTGAATCAGCAGAACGGGCAGTTACTTGTAAGTAAAGAAAACAACGGTGGCCTGCCGAATGCGCAGGCATTGGTGCAAAATATTGTACACCTTGCGTTGACTCACGAGCAGCTTCAGATTCTTGATGGAACGGCAGTTGAGCTGATTCCCGCCCCCGGCGCAGGCAAGATAATTATTCTTGACCGAGTAATTGTTTCCCACGACACTTGGGACAGCTATACAAACAATGCTGGGAACCTTGAGTTCCGTCTTGATGACAATACTGGCCCTGAGATTGCTGTTGCAATTCCTATGGGCAGTATTTTGCACTTGAATGTGCCGCAGTTAGCGGTCACTTCGGGAACTGACGCTCTGGGTTTTCGAGCTGACCAAGACGCTAATCAGGCTGTCATTATACGACAAGACGGTGGCGGACTTACGAGCGGCATAACAGGCAACGTCTTGGATGTTTACGCTTGGTATCGCGTTGCTGAATTCCCGCTGAATGACCTTTTAGCTCTATAAGAACCGCAGACTCGCCGCTACATTCAACGGTGAAGGTCGTGGCTTCGGGCTAATCCGGTGCGGCGAGTCTGTTTTTTGTTGACAGGAGCTTTTTGTCGGCGTTATAGTCGGCACATAGTCAAAGCACGGCCCCCTACCGGCCCCGCTGGCCCCGCAAGGCAACCCCAGCGCCCCTAAAGGGATACCCCAAGCTAAGGCAATGAGAGTTTTCATTTCTTTTTCTGGAGGGCAATCCCATGACAGAAGCAGCGTTTCAAACACAATATCGGCAGGAGTTCATTAAGGGCTTCGAGCAGCGCCAGTCGCTCCTGCGCGATACAGTTACGACCGAATCGGTCATTAAAGGCAACAAGGCTCGTTTTCTTGTAGCCGACTCTGGTGGCGATGAGGCAGTTACTCGTGGCCTCAACGGCATGATTCCAGCACGCGGCGACAACATGACGCTGCCGGAAGCAGAGCTAATCGAATGGCATGATCTGCGGCGCAAGACGAAGTTCAATATCTTTGCATCGCAAGGCGACCAAAAGCGCATCATGCAGATGAACAGCATGGCAGTGGTTAACCGCAAGATTGACAGCGACATTGTTACTACGCTGAACACTGCAACGGCGAATACTGGCGCAGCGGTCACGGCTGACATTGGCCTTGTGATGAAGTCTAAGACTAAGCTGGGCAACGCAGATGTGCCGTGGGACGGCATGTTGAATGCTGTTATTACGCCTGCTTATGAAGCGTATCTGATGCAGGTTGCAGAGTTCTCTAACCGTGAATACGTCAGTCGTACTCCGTTCCCCGGCGCAGACCCAGCGTGGGATGACCGGGTTAAGATGTATGACTGGATGGGAGTTCGCTGGTGCGTCCACCCCAATTTGCCGGGTAAGGGCACGAACGCTGAAAAGTGCTTCATGTACCACAAGTCTGCAATCGGTCACGCTTACGACAAAGATGGTCTTGAATCTGAGATTGGCTATGTAGGTGAGCAGTCATACTCTTGGGCACGCACATCCATTTTCATGGGCAGCGTGGTTTTGCAAAACAGCGGTATTGTCGTGATGAACCACGATGGTTCGGCACTAGCTTAAAGGAGGTCTGAGACATGGCTTATAAGCGAGCAAATTTGACACTTGAAATCCCTCGTCTTGGGCGCGCTGAAGGCAGCGCAAGTGATGACTCTGGGCTTGGCTCCGCGAAGTTTGTGTACCGTTCCCTTGATGCCGTTGCTACCGTTATTGCGGCTGGTTACATTTCGGACGCAAAGGAAATGGGTATGCAGGTTGGCGACCGGGTTGAGGTCATTGACAGCAACACGCTTACGCTTGACCTTTGTCTGGTGACGGTGGTTGATGCTGACACCGGGGCAACGCTCATCAACGGCACCTAAGTCTAGCTTCAAGGTGTGCAATAATCAGGGCAACTCATTCGTGGGTTGCCCTTTTTATTTTTGGAGTAGGTAAATGAACGAAGCAGCTATGAAAGAAAACGATGTTGAGCCAGAAGTGCAGACTAAGAAAACTGACCAAAAGCCGAAGTCTGTAATTGACAAGGAAGCGGCAAAGGAGAAGGCTGCTGAGCCAGCGGCACCTTTGATGAGTCGGCAGATTGAGCAGGAAGAATTCTGCGCGCCACGGTATGAAGTTGTTTTATATCCGGGCACAACAGAAGACGACCTTGCTCGCGAGGACTTCTGGCAGCACGTTGCAACAATGCTGCGCCCGCGCTCACGCATCTATGCGTTCACTGAAAACATGACAGCGTTCTATGAGTGCGTTGTGGTTGCCGTCTACAAGAAGGGCGCGAAGGTGCAGGTGATTCGCACGGTCAACTTGAACACAGGCGCTCCGCGAGTTGCGCACAAGTATGAAGTTGAATGGGGTGGCCCAGCGCACAAGTACCGCGTATTGCGCAACAACGAGATTGTTGAAAAGCACTTTGAGGACAGAGAGCAAGCGCTAACGTGGATAAAGAACCGCTTTGAAGCGGAAATGATGTAAGGAGTTTTCCATGCCCGACCAACTGGCTATTTATAACGGTGCTTTAGAGGCTGCTGGAGAGCGGCGGCTAAAGACTCTTGATGAGCGCCGTAATCCGCGCTATCGGCTTGATGGCATCTGGAACAGAGGCGGGGTTAAAACCTGTTTGCAGATGGGGCAATGGAACTTTGCTTTACGCACGGTGCAGCTCACAAATGACCCAGACTACACCCGGAACTTTGGCTATATATATGCGTTTCCAAAGCCTGATGATTGGGTGAGGACGGTTGGCTTCAGCGAAGATCAATACTTTGGTCAGCCTTCAAAGGACTACATTGATGAGGCTGGGTTCTGGTGGGCTGACGTTCAAACCCTTTACATCCGCTACGTTTCCAACGATGTGCAATACGGCATGGACTTTTCTCTATGGCCGGAGAACTTCACTCGCATGGTCGAGCATTACTTTGCCAAAGAAATGTTGCTAACGATGACTCACTCTGAAACAACGATGGACAAGATTGAATCGAAGTTTGATGACTGGAAAACGATGGCTAAGGGCACTGACGCTATGGACGATGTTCAGAAGGACTTGCCCCCCGGAAAGTGGAGCCAGTCACGCAGAGGCCAGCGCTCAGCGGCACCTGACGGCGGCAGAACAGACAGGCTGATTGGTTAACGATGAAGATTAAAAACTCCATTCTTTCGTTCAATCGTGGGCTAGTTTCAATACTAGGCTCTGCTAGGGCTGATGTAGAGCGCATCGGCATGTCGGCTGAGGTGATGACGAATTGGATGCCGCGTGTGCTTGGCTCAATGACCTTGCGACCGGGGACGGAGTACACGGGCGGGTCGCAGGGCAACAAGCTGGCTCGCCAACTGTCTTTTCAGTTCAATCAAGATGACGAGGCCAGCCTTGAGTTTACCGCTGGCAACATGCGCGTATGGGTTGACGATGAGCTGATAACTAGGGAAGCGGTCGGCACGGCGTTTACTAACGGCGAATTCACTACTGATATAGCAAGCTGGACAGACGAAAGCGCAGGCTCCAGCACAGCAACGTGGCGATTGGGCGGCTATGCAGCGCTGATGGGCGTTGGGGGTCAGTATGCAGCGATAGAACAGCTTGTTACGGTTGCGCCGCTTGACAGAGGTCAGTGGCACGCTGCCCGTATAGAGATACAGCGTGGCCCTGTCATTTTGCGTATAGGCACAACGTCTAACGATGACAATATCTTTTCTGAGCAGACCCTTAAAACTGGCGTTCACTCTATTAGCTTCAATCCCGGAAACGACTTCTATTTCCGTATGTCGAGTGGCGCTGACTACTCAGCATTGGTTGATTCTGTAGAAATAGAGGCTGAAGGCGTTTTGACCTTGCCGACAAACTACGCAGAGGATGATTTATTCAGAATTAGGGATAGGCAGTCTGCTGATGTTATTTATTTAACCTGCTTTGGAAAGATCACCCGGCAGGTTGAAAGGCGCGATAATGGCTCTTGGTCTTTCGTTGAATTTGAGTCTGAGGGCGGCCCTTATCGGCGCATCAATAACACAGACATTTCCTTTACGGCAGACGGGTTGAATGGAGAGATAACCGTTACCGCAAGCCTTCCAGCCTTTAAGCCAAAGAACGTAGGCAGTGTTTACAGAATGGAGTCGAGCGGTCAGTCGATTGAAGCTACGCTGGACAATGACAACGATACAAGCGACCCAATTAAAATAACTGGCTCCAAAGAGGCGCGGAGATTCACTTATACACTGAGCAACATGGCTAGTGCAACGAACCTTGTTCAGCTCCAAAGGTCTGCAACTGAAGAAAGCGGCTATAGCAAAAACTTTGATTTCAGCACAGACGAAAATGGCACCTACAATGACGAGCTTGATGAGCAGATTCTTTATTTCCGCTGGCAGTTATTGTCTACGGATGGCGCACCGGCAGCTATTGTCGCTACGCTAGATTATTCAGGCGGCTCGATTGACGGTGTTTTCCGAGTCACTGAATACGTTTCAGAGACAGAGGTGAAAGCCATTGTGCTGTCTCCAATTGGCAACCTAGAGCCAACGAAAGACTGGTACGAGGGTGAGTGGTCAGAGCGCCGTGGCTACCCGACTGCGGTTGAGATACACCAGAGCCGATTGTGGCTGGGTGGCAAGGACAAGATGTGGGCTTCTGAGGTTGATGCGTTCAACAGCTTCGACCCTACGGTAGAAGGCGATGCTGGCCCCATCAATCGGTCTATTGGTGCTGGCCCGATATCAAGGGTTCACTGGCTAATGGCGCTTGGCAGGCTGATGATTGGCACGCCAGAAAACTCGTCCGACATTCAGCCTCGTCCGCTGGCCGGCAACCAGCCGTTGAATGGGCGCTCATCTGGCTTTGATGAGCCTTTATCGCCAAGCAACTTCAACATAAAGACGGTTAGCCCGCTGGGCGTTTTCGTGGACAGGTCGAAAGAGCGGCTGTTTGAACTGACGTTTAGCACAGACCGCAATGCTGCGCCGGATGATTATTCTGCTAACGATCTGAATCAGTTGGTGCCCGATTTGAACGAAGTGGGCATAAAGCACATTGATGTGCAGTTCAAGCCAGACACCCGCGTTCATGTGCTTCGTGATGACGGTAAAGTGGCGCTGCTGGTTTATGACACGCTGGAAGATGTGAAGTGCTGGTGCATGATTGAGACAGACGGAATTATTGAAGACGTTTCTATTGTTCCGGGCTTAAAAGAAGACCGTGTTTTGTACATGGTGAACCGAAATGGCGTTCGATGCCGTGAGAAGTTTGCGCTTGAACGCGATTGTCGCGGTGCAGTTATAAACAAGCAGGTTGATTCGTTTGTTGTTAGGGAAGGCTTGCCTACAACGGTAATGACAGGGCTAGACCACTTAAACGGCAAAACTGTTGCATTGTGGGCAGACGGCAAAGACTTGGGCACATTCGTTGTTTCTGGCGGGCAGATAGAAACTGAGGTGGAGTTTCAGAAGGGCGTTGCTGGCTTGGTGTACGAGGCCACGTTCCAAAGCCTGCCGTTGACAGACCTTCAGGGCGGAGCGGCACCAAACGAAAAGAGAGCAATTAAGCAGATGGGCATGACAATGGCCTATGTGCATGAGAACGGGCTTCTCTATGGGTACAGTGAAGAAGAACTGTATGAGCTTCCAAAAGAGCTGCCGAGCGGTCGCTTTGTTGATGATGACGAGGTGCTGACTCAGCGAACTGAGCCTTTGATTCCTATAGGCGGTGAGTGGGATGCGGACACAAGATTATGGTTAAGGGCAACAGCGCCGCGACCGTGCATAATGAAGGCCGTGACGATGGCGATAGAGACAAGCGAGAAGTAACGCGGCGACTGGCTACCCGTAATGACTTGGAGCGCTTTTTTGGAGAGCCTTTGAGGTGGACGGTTCAGGCAAATGTTTTGTTGCATGACGATGTGCCGGTGATGGCTTGCGGGGTAGCAACTCAGGCGGTAGCCAAGCAGGCATTTTTTAATTTCCACGATGATGTGGACTTGAATAGCGTAGCGGCAAAGCGCTGTTTGATAGAGGGTATAAGGTGGGTGCGCGAGAGCAAGCTACCCGTCTATGCCGAAGCGGAACATGAGACTGGAGCGGCCCTTTTGGAAAGGCTAGGTTTCCAGTTTGACGAAGGAGGGTTTTACCTGTGGCCGAGACAATGAGCAAAAGAATGATACTCAACGGCATGGGTATTGAGGTCGCTGGGACTATCTACTCAGCCATGATGAGCGACCAATCCAGCAAGATTGAAGCCGCGATCATGCGTCATAACGCCAATACAAGGACGATAGCGGCCCAGCGTGAGGCGCAAGAGGACGTAAGGCAGACAGAGTTAGCCATTAGCCGCGCTAGGGCCATAGCGGGCGCTTCTGGAGCTGGAGTGAGCGATGGGGACGTAGCCAACATTATTGGCGACCTAGAGGCCCGTGGCGAAATGAATGCGATGACCCGGCTGTGGACAGGCGAAAACGAGGCTTTGGGCATGCTCAATGCTGCTGATGCCAGACGCAGCGAAGGAAAGGCCGCGAAGTACGGCGGCTATATTTCTGCTGCCAAGACCTTAATGACGGGTATTGGCACATACAAGGATGTGAGCTAATGCCTAGACTGCCTACAGTAGAAACAACGATGGGGCTTGCTTCATCCCGTACACAGCAAAATGTATATAGCGACAGGTCTGGCAACATACTTGGCGATGCGGTTGCGAATCTTGGCAAAAGCCAGATGCAGCTAGGGGAGCAGAAGGCCCGGTCTGAAAACGCCTTTGCTATGGCGAAGCGAAAGCTGGACTTAGAAGAAGCTCATGTGAAGACGATGCGCGAAGTCATGGAAATGGATGACTTTGCAAGTTGGGAAACTACCTACCGCGACAAGATGGTTCAGCGCTCTGGTGAATTGACCGGCGAACTGTCACAAGCTGACTCTGCTTTGTTTGACGAAGTTGCGCAGACAACCATTGAGCGCGGCGGCACCAGCATGAACGAGCAGGCGTTCAAGCGAGAATTTGGCGTTGGGCGCGGGCAGTTGGTTGATGGTATTGCGAAGGCTGAGGAGTTATTTGCGAGCGCAAACGACACGGCTAGTCGCATTGCCGTGCTTGAGAGCCTTGACGAACTGCTGCTTGCGGCACGAGAGGAGAGGTACACCAGTCCAGAAGAAGTGGCGAAGATGCGCGCTGAAACGACTGCGAAGTTCTTTCAGGCGAAGCTCAACGGCATGGAAGCTGGCGAGCAGTTGCAGCTATTGAATCTGCGGTCTAAAACATCAGACCCTTCAACGCGAACCGCTGTTGATGCGATACCCACATCTGAATACAAGCGGATGCTGAAGTCTGCGAGAAAAGCCTACGAGGTGGAGGGTGTTGCTGCCGAGGCTGATGCTATCGTAAATAACATTTACGTTGACGGCATGGATTGGGCAGACCTTGAAGCAGAAGTTGCTGGCAAGACGAGGGGCAACATCAAGCTGAAAGATGAGGCAATGGCGCGGGCGGAGAAGAAGTACCAGTCTTACGCTAGGGTTCAGGGCGAGCTGTTTGAGGCCATTTATGACCGGGTTACTGGTAAGGCCGTGATAACTGAGGGTAAGGAGCCGTTGGCCCCGCTTGCTATTGAGGACGTAAGCAAAGAGTTCCCCGGTGCGTGGGGCGTTCTTACTTCTTCTCAGCAGGCGACTCTTGAGAACCTGTCTGCTGGTACAGAGCGTGAGACGAATCTTGATGTTTACAAGTTTTACTTAGATGTAGTCAATAGTGGTGATCCTAAAGAGTTAGCAAGGCTGGATGTTTCGCGGGACTCTCAGTATTTCAGGATTCAGGATGCTAAAGAAATGTCTAAAGCCGTTAGCGCGGCTCAGGCGGGTGAGCCGACTCCAGAGATAATAAGCGCGAAGGTGAAGTTTAAGAAGATGCGCGGGCAGATGCCTGAAGCTGTTTATGATAACAGCCTTAACGAACTGTCTGCGCTAAGGGCATTTGACCAGCGATGGAATAGGTGGGTGGAAGCCAAAGGTAAGCCGCCAGAAGGCGCTGAAGTGGACTCGATGATACTTAGCACCCTCAATTCAGCAGATGATAAAGTTGGGCAAGACATTCTAGTTAGTCAGATAAGCCCTGAGGAGATGAAGTTGGACAGCGATGCGATCATCCTGCCTATTGACGAGCAACGAGCTAGACGGCGATTGCTCAGCAAGGGTTTGGCAGTTACACCGCGATCAACACGAAGCGAGCACATTGAATACTTGCGCGATCAGCGGTTTATGGATGTATATAACCTTTCAGAAGCGGAATACAACGATGTTGTTAGCGCTATAGCTGGCGATGAAACAATTCAATTGTCGCCTCAAAGTGTAAAGAAATACTCAGAGGTTTATTCTGACTACAAAGGCATTATAGAAATGACAGGGGCAGGCGTGGTTTATGTCTCGCAGATCAAAGACAGTTTGCAGGCTCAGGGCAAGCCAGCCGGGTACAACGATATTGAGCGTGAAATGAGAGCGCAACTGTTATCAGAAGAAGAAGCAAAACCAGAAGCAGAGGAATAGCATGGCTGTAGACCAAGAAAAGCTGAAGGCTTGGCTTAAAAACGGAGAGTCTGAGTCACTTGGGGGTGCAAGCGCTGGTGAGTCAAGCGCTAACTCAAGCCTTTCCGCAAAACTGGCCCAGCAGCAGGAAGGCCGTGACGCGCTTCGCCGCACATCATTAGGCGTGGCTGTAACAAAAGACCCAGCAGCAGCGACAAAGGTAGCTGAACTGTCCAGACAGACTGGCTTGCCTACAGAGTTTGTCGAGAACACGCAGACAGAGCTTGAAGGTCGGCGGCGCGTTAGTGAGATAGAAACGGCTACTGAATCAGCGCCAACGCTTCGATCAATGCTTTCTGACCCAACTGTAGCAGCAGCGGTGCAAAACGATGTTGAGGTTATGGCTTCGGTTGAAAGCGACTTGCGTGAGCTTAGCGCTTCTGAGCGACTAAGGCAGGCTAGTTCTTATGCAGGTGGCCCGTGGGGAGAATTCTTCTCAGACCTTAACAGGACAATGGGCACGGTAAACAAGGTGCCGATTACGGGCCTTCAAGTTGACCAGATGATAGGCGGCTTTGAGCGCTACCTAGTCGATGACCTTGAGCGCCAGTTACAGTATCCAGACGAGAACTTTCTGCGGATATTCCCTGAAGGAGTGCCAGAGGGGATGGAAGCAGAAGTTCAGCAGATGCAGCGAGACTTGACCGCTGCGTTTATGGAGCAGGAAGCTCAAATATATGAGCTAACGCCAAAAAACATGAACATGCTCCAGGAGGGCATCAGTAGTGGTATTAGCTCATTAATCCGAATGACTCCGGGTTTGGTGGCATCGTTTGCCACCGGCAGTCCTATTCCCATGCTGGCAATTATGGGCACTCAGGTTGCTGCGGAGTCTTATGGCGAAGCGCGGGCTAACGGGCTAGATGCAACAGAGGCAAGCCAATATGCGTTTCTAATGTCTCTCGAAGAAACGGCTCTTGAGTCCTTTCCTGCGGCAAAGCTGCTGAAGATATTGGGGGCGACTGGCAGGCATTCACTAAAAAGTGCGATTGGACAGTTTGCAGCTGGAGAATTGGCTGCGGAGCAGGTGACTACGCTGGCTCAGTCACTAACACAACTGGCCTATGGCCTTAATCCAGAGCTGGAGGCTGCGGAGACACTTGGGGAAAAACTTGCGATTCAGGGCAGAATGCAGGCCATTACTCTGATAGCAACGATTGTGGCTGGCGGCTTTATGGGTACCGCAGCATACCGCATCAATAAAGTGGCTCAACGACGGAGCGACAAGCGCTTTGCTGCGCTGACTGATGCGCAAAAGATTAGCTCGCTGATGGGGCAAGCCGCTAAAAGCGAAACGATTTCGACCGCCCCTGCCCTTTTCCACAAACTTGTCCGGCAGACTGAAGAAGCAACTGGCGAGATAGTCGATGTTTACGTTGCACCAGAGCATATAGAGGCTTGGCTTCAAGAGCAGGGTGTGGATACGACTCAGACCCAGCACGAGAATGCTGGCTATGAAGCGGTGCTGAAGCAGCTCAAATGGACGAAAGAGAGCGGTCAGGACGTTGTTTTGACTGCGGCGGACTTCGTTACCTATTTCTCAACGAACGAGGCGCTGGAGAGCTTGCGGCCCCGCCTGCGTGTCGGACAGCATGGCCTCACGGAAGCTGAGGCTTTTGAGGACACCAACATCAGAGGGCGCATTGAGGCAGAGATTGAGCGCATCCAAAACGATTACAGTCCCCGGACGCAAAGACTACATGCAACGCTGGTTGACCAGTTAGTTTCGACCGGCACACGCGGCCAAGAAGACGCTGCGAACGAAGCTGACCTAATCATGGCTTATATCAACACTAAGTCGAAGGATGAGGGCATTCCGGTCGAGGAGTTGTGGGGCGATGCTGGGATTATCATTGTTGGTGATGAGGTAGTTGACCTAGCCAATCCAGAGAAAATGCCGGGGGGCGGCACGCTTGAGGGCGCTAAGGCTGAGAAGGACGCGGTAGCAGCGCGTGATGCTGACTTGGGGCTAGAGAAAGACTCGCTGCAATCCATTGTCGATTCAGTGAAGGATATAGACCGCTCTGACCCGTCTGAGTTTGCAGCATCCGTGCTGCTTATGTCAGAGGAGGCTGAGGCGGCGGCTAAGGCTGAGCGCGGAGATACGGACGCAGAAACGGACGCGGAGATAACCGGGGACGAGCTGGCGTTTCAAGGTGATGACATTCTTGCTCAGGTTGAAGGCTATGAGGCCAGACTTGCTGAAATTGAGTCTGAGCTTCTCGCTTCTGCGCAAGAGAACAAGAAGGTAGATGCGGTTTTAGATGTTTTGTCTAACCCGGAAGGCCAGACCTTTGTTCAGACTGAAAACGGCACAACGCTGGGCTCAATTAGATTCCGGGCAAAAGGTGGCGCGACAATCACGCTTAGCCCCAACGCAAACCTAACTACCGCAACCTATCAGTTTGGGCGGCTGTTTCTTGATATGGAGGCGCGTCTATACAACGACCCGCGAGTGTCAAAGGCGACAAAGGCCCGGATGGAAGACGTGCTGAAGTGGCTTGGTGTTGAGTCGTTTGACCAGATGAACGACACGCACCGCCAGAAGTATGCGGAAGGCTTCATGGCTTATATGGCTGAGGGTAAGGCTCCAAGCAAAAACCTGAAAATGTCATTCCGGTCAATGATGGACTGGATGAAGCAGCTCTATACGGCTCTATCGCGCAAGAAGTTCCCGCTGAGCAGCGAAGTTCGCTCTTACTTCGACCGTATTCTGGCGACCGAACGCGAGATTGATGCGGTTCGCAGAGAGCATGGGCTTACCCCGCTGTTCAAGACGGCTGAAGAAGCTGGGATGACCGAAGCGGAGTGGGAGGACTATATCAAGTCTGTCCGGCACGCTGAGAACTCAGCAGAAGAAGAACTGCGCACAAAGGTATTGAACGTCCTGACTCGCCGTACTCGCCGCTGGTGGATTGAAGAACGAGCCGAATTGATCGACCGGGTGCTTGACGAAGTTGAGAACAGCCGGGTTCACGTTGTAAAGGACAGGATAAAGAATGGCTACAAGCTAAACAAAGCTGAAGTCTATGAAGCCCTAAACATTTCCATGCCGAAGGGCAAGGAAACGCTGCCTGATGACATGCTGGCTTTTCTGGCGAAGCGCGGCGGCATTGATAAGTCTGAGGCGGAGGCTGAGGGCGTAGACCCGGCTAGTTGGGCGCGTCTTGGAGGCAAGCCAAACAAGGCTAACTATCCCGCTGGTGTTGTAAATCCGCTGTTCAGAAATACGTTTGACGGCAGGGGGCACCCCGGCAAGGGGGACTCTTGGGACGGTGCTAGAGAGGCAGCAGCGGAAGCAGGCTACATACCAGAGGATATGCCGCTGGCAGACTTCATTGAGCTGTTCATGGATTCGCTCAATGGCAGGCCATTATTTTCGCTGATGGATGATGTAGCGAAGTATATTGACGTTTTCTACGATTCAGATGCGAGAGAGGAGCAGAGCCTTTATGACTCGTACCTACAGGAAACGCTGCGTGACCCACGGGCAGACAAGACTTCAGAGAACTATGACGAGTCGTTTGACCCGAATGAAGCCGCCGACAAGATGGTGGACAAGTATTACAAAGACCGAAATGACGAGGCTTCACAGAAGCGCTTTAAGTTTCGCGGCTTAACTTCTGAAGACGGGATGAGCTTGGCAGAGGCCGCTGAGCTTCACGGCTACGACAATGCTAACGAGCTGCTGTTCGAGCTGCTGAACGCTAACACTGTGACGAAGGAGGTGTTGCAGAAGACTGAGCGCATCATGCTTGAACGCCACGGGGACATTCTTAACGATGGAACGCTTCACTATCACGCGCTGAAGGCGACCCATGACGAGACAGAAGGCAAGGTATTGCTGCGTGAGCTGAGGGCGCTGGAGAAGAAGACGATAGCCAGCCGCAGGCCGGTCGATGCGATTCAGGCTGAAGCCGATGCCGAAATAGCTGAAATTGCAGTAGCAAGGTTGCGGCCAGAAACCTACATTCGTGCAGAGAAGAAAATGTCGGCGCTGGCGTTTCAGGCTCTTGAGCAGGGCGATGTTACTTCTGCCCGCCAGTACCGCATTGAAGCTGCCAGAAACAACGCTAGGTGGCGTGCTGCTGATGCTGCAATCCGGGTAGCGGAGTCTGCTCGGAAGCGTAGTCAGGTTATTAGCACTGCGAAACATCCGCCAACCGATGTAAACCCAGCCCACAAAGGCATTCTGGATGACCTTGAGGGTTATGGTAACCGTGAGGGTTATTTTAACTTCGAGAAAAGCGATGACGCAGCACGCGCATCGGCGCATCGTCACTCTCAGAAGATACTCGTTTGGATTGAGAATTACAACGGTGTAGGCAAGAGCATGAACTCTGATGATTTTGTTGCGCCAGCTTCAATGATTGGCCTAACAAGAGTGCTGTTTGAGACTGACGCTGACGGTAACGGCACGATAAAGCATAAAGACGAATTCACTGTTCAAGATTGGGTGGCTTTCAAAGACCTAAAAGAATCTATTTTGAAGGCAGGCAAGGCGGAATCAGCAAAAGGCAAGGCTGCGTTTGAAAAGGAAATGCGGGCCATTCGGGAAAACAGCGAGGAAAACACTAAACCGATAAAGGGTAGCGGCTCTGAGACAACGCTAGTGGATGTGCTTACTTCTGAAACAAAGAAGATGACTTCTATGCTGCGCAAGCAAGAAAGCATTGTGCGTGAAATAGATGGGATGCAGGACTTAGGCCCGCTGTGGAAGGTAGTTATCCGCCCCCAGCTTGATGCTGCGCGAGAAAGCACGGTTCTTCACAAGGAAGTCTACGATGACATAGTGAAGATACTGCAAGGCACAGAGCGCCATCTAAAGATGCGGTCTGGCTTGCATGTTGGCATTCCGACTATAGACAAGTTTTTTGACTCCCGCGATGACGTAAAAACATACACCCTGCAAAACGGGCAGAAAGTGCGATACGGCACATCCGCCAGAATGATGATTGGCATGAACATGGGTAACGCTGGCAACTATGCGGCGTTACAAAATCAGAAGACGGTGCAAATGACCGAAGCTGATATTCAAATGATAGCTAGGGATATGACTGAGCAGCAGTGGGACATTATTCAGGGACTCTGGAACTACATCGACAACAAGTTCTGGGCGCGGATTGCCGCCCAAGAAGAGGAGCTGACGGGCATAGCTCCTGAGAAGGTTCAGCCAATCCCGTTTATTACTCCGTCTGGCAAGAAGATGGCGGGCGGCTACTTTCCGCTTATAGAAAACAAACTGACTAAGCGGCAGTGGCGGGCTGACGCAAACTTGAGTGCCCGAAAATCGGCAGAGCTTATTCAGGGCAATGGCATGTCTGCTGCTACCCAGCACAAGTGGACTATAGAGCGCATTGGTTGGAAAGAACGTGATGTGGATTTAACCGTTGACGGGCTTTTTGGTCACATAGACCAAGTTATCCATGACCTTTCGCATCGCAAGGCTGTTATTCAGGTGAACCGGGTTCTGAATAACAAGGATATAGACAAAGCTGCAAAACGGTCTGTTGGTGCAGAGGCTTTACAGCAGATCAAGGCAAGACTGATTGATGTGGCCGCTGGGCACATTCCGCCTGATGAACTGGGTGTCTTCTCTAGGGCGTTCCGCCATGCGCGTATTGGGCTTACATACGGCGCGCTAGGCTATAACCTCAAATCTGCATTGATTCAGCCGTTGGGAATAACGGTGGCTATGGCAGAAATGGGGGGGATTGAGGCTTGGCGTCGCGGCATAACTGACTTTTACTTCAATGGCTACGGGGAAAACAAAGACTTCGCCATGAAGAAGTCTGTGTTGCTGCAAGAGCGGCTTACGACAATGAACCGTGACACTGGCGCGATACAGCGTCAGATCAAGGGCGTTTCGCGGATGGACAAATTTCGTGCGTATTCATTTACCCCGATACTTTATGCCGATTTCGCTGTATCTCTGCCTATTTGGCACGCTGCGTATAATGAAGGAATCAAAAGGATAGCCGACCCTAAAAACAAGAACTTCACTAAGGAGCGTGATGCGCTTGATTGGGCCGACCGCATGGTTTCCCGCACTCAGCAGTCCGGCTTGATTATGGATTTATCGTCTATTGAGGCCAGAAGCGAAGTGTTTAAAATGTTCACTGTGATGTTTTCAGCCTTCAGCGCGATGTACCAGATTGCTGTAGAGACTAACGTGAAGCGCAAGAACGGCTTAATATCACCGGGGCGTGCAGCTCTAAATCACATATATATGTTCGTAGTGGCCGCTGTGGTAGATGCAATGCTGTTTGGCATAGTCAGTGACCCTGACGAGGAGCCGTGGGAACGCTATGCTTGGGCTATTGCTACTTACCCGCTATCGTTTTTGCCGCTATTACGCGATGTGGGCTTTATGCTAAAGTCTGGTAAGAGCAGCAAGCTGCCTATCCAGAGCCTGATGGAAGCGCCCATAGCGTTCTTTTATCAGGCAAAACAGGGTGATGCTGACTTGGCTGCAATTAAGGCAGCACTAGATTTAGGCATCTTATTTAAGGTGCCCGGAACCGCTCAAGCGAAACGAAGCCTAAGCTATATTTATGAGTGGAATAACGGTGACGAGCAATTCTTCAACATTTGGGAATTCCTTGTCACTGGCCCCGATGCTAAAGATGACCGCAAGAAGAGCGGTTCAGGGTGGTAATAAATGGCTTCTACACAAGTTGACCGTATCAACGGTGCTAGTTCTAGTCTTGCTCTAAAGGCTCCATGCGTTACGGCAAGCACGGTGAATCTGACTCTCACCGGCTTACAGACAGTTGACGGCGTTGTTCTTGCTGCTGGCGACCGAGTTCTGGTGAAGAATCAGACTGACGCTACGCAAAACGGTATCTATACAGCCGAAGATTCTGACTGGCTTCGCGCCCCTGACTTCGACGGCAACCGTGATGTTATCAGCGGTACGATGTGCATTGTCTACGGGCCTTCAACAAGCAACACCTTCTATCAGGTTAGGACTGCAAACCCCATAACGATTGGCACTACTGCAATCGCGTTTGAGGTGACAGGAGAGCCGATAGACAGCGCCACTTCTCTAGGCGCGCTTTTGTACCCGATAACTCTTGCTGAAGCTGCTTGTGACATTCAGGAGTATACGGCTGTCAACGGCGTTGGC